CGGGATTAGCGCCAATGAAACCGCTATCTTCCATGCCAAAGCTAAATGCCTCGTTCCCAGAAGTGCCTGATTTTACCCAACCTGACACCCTATATCGCTTGCCTAATATGACGGTTTTTCCAGCGTATGCCGCTTGATATGTTCCGCCAGTTCGAGTGATTTCTAAGCAACTCCCACTTTCCCCTCCCGCCACAGATGCTATTGTAGCATTCAGTCCGCTCCATCCTGTCGTTACAGAATCAAATCCCCCATTCGTAACTAGCTCCGTCTGCCTCCCCCACTTATCACTCTCTGCCACCCCTTTCCTGTAGAGGTCAAGGACTTCTGCTGCGGTGAGGGCACGGTTGAAATCATAAGTATCAAACACTGTCATGGCGAAAGTGGCCGCTGATGTGCCACCAGTGTACATATCTCCCGTAGTCGTAACATCTTCATTATTCTGTGCTGCTGTGGTTGAAAGCAGAACACCATCAAGGGAGAATGAAACAGTGGTTGTTGTTGCCCCCACTGTTGGAACGGCAATAACACTATGCTTGGTACCTGCAACGAGATTCGATGCTGCCCCACCTCCTGGGACTGCTGATGTATAGGTTTTCTCATTCAGATAAAGTACAAATGCCCCAGATGTTAAAACCACTTCAAGTTTGTAACCAACACCCGCAACCCATTTATTTCTTAATGTCTGATTCGCTGCCGGTGTCCATGAAGGTAAGGAAAATACACCGCCAATTCCAAAACTGTTGGTAGTGTTTGAGAATACAGCACTATGAGTTGTCTTGATTGCCGCGACCGCCCCTGCCGTCAGCGCAACCCCCTGATTAGGCTCCCTTGCGAGGGCGGCATCCTGGGATTTGGCATAGGCGGTGGTGGCAACAAGAGTTGAAGAGGTATTATCAGCCTGTGTAGCAACAGTCATAGTTGTACTGTCAGAAGAAACATCCTGATTAACATGAGTTGCAGCCTCTACATGCAACTCTGCTGATACGGTCACATCATCGGTGACGGTTACGGTCTTACCGGCGGTGATAACTAACCCAAGGAGCGCCTTGGTCTCAACGAGTGTTTTTTTAACAAAGGCTCCGGCCCCCGATGCTACAAGAAAGTCACTTGCAGCGGTTGCGAGGGAATGCAGAATACCGCCTCCGCTGGTAATGGCGGCTGCCTTATGCGTCCCGTTTGCATTATGCTCAGGGTCAATGGCCGCGGCAAGATTGACAACATTCGCGTCAAATTCCGTAGCATTTAATGGCGTTCCCTTCCCTGCTCTGGTTACAATAGTTATAGCCATATCAAACCTCCTTTACCTCTTCTTTTTTCTTTTCTGTCTTCAATCTTTCGTTTTCCTGTACGAGATTCAATATCATTGCATCCCGCTCGACGATTATCTCTGCCAGTGTTTTCTCTCTGACAATTTCTGGTACTGTCATGGTAGACCTCCTGTTTTATCTCTGTCATTATGGAATGACTATTTATTATTGCGTCCATTTATCCGTTCTTTTTCCAGTTCTTTTATGGCCTGCCTTCTTGATATTTCTCTTATTTTTTCATGGATAAGAATTTCTTCCGGGTTTCGCCTTGGATACAACTTGTCCTTTATGGTGTCAATCTCTACTTGAGGTTTTCTGATAATTTTACCATCTATGATTTTATGTTCAATATCATTAGCTTCTCCTTCAATGGCGAATTCACCCCTTTGTGCCTGCATCCGCAACATACTGGCTGGACAAATACCAGTTCTTAAAATTTTACCGGTCTCATCATGTACAATATATTTTTTCATTATTTTTTAATCTCCATTAACATTAATGATCTGCATGTAACGGTTGAATCGGCTGCAACCATATCATTCAGATATTTTATGTAATAAGTGTGATTGCCTGCTGCTGGTGCATCGGTCATATTAAAGCAATACATGCAATAATCACTACTTACCTCTTGCATTGCTACAATAAAACTGGAATTGTAAATCAAAGTACCATCTCTGTAGATATAAAAAATTCCTGCACTCTCCCCATAGCCATTGTTCATGTTACACGAAAAAGTAAGAAAAATAGGAGCACCCGTAGCTGCAATGGCAAGAGATTGTATTGTGGTGACTGCACCCCCTTTCGTACAGGCTAACCCGGCAGCGGTATAAACACTCAACGAATTTGTAACAGCATTGCCAGCGATCTTCAGCGTAGTCACATTGAGATCTTTAATCTTTGCAGTCTCAATCGTAACATCTTTGATATTAGCATTCTCTATTGTGGCGAGGGCTATTTTGGCGCCCGTGATCGTTGCATCTTTAATTTTGCCTTCTTCAATTGTTGCATTTGCAATTTTTGCATTCGTTATCAGAGCATCCTTAATATTCGCTACATTTGCGATTATTTCATTTGCTCCGATATTCCTTGCAAGGATTGAACCATCAACAATCAGATCGCCATTGATACCTACCGCAGATACGCCATTTATATTGCCGACAGTGAAAACCGCTTTTGGAGCCATTGTATCCGCGGGATTGACAACCTGAAATTTATCGGCAAGGATAATGAACTCGGAACTTACCGCACCAAGCATAAGGCCAACCCCTGCCACACGTCCGGCGCCATTAAGTTTTACCGTCCATTGCAATTCTGCCGCTGATAAGGTTTCTTCCACTACAGAAAGGCCGCCGCCAAGAACATCAAGATCAGCCTGGCTTGCTTTTAAGATTATAGATGCCTCGGCTGCATTTATATCAATTTCGGCAGTCGATAGCCTTCCTTCTATGCCATCAAGCAACGCTGCATGTAGAATGATTTCAGCGTTAGCGCCATTCACTTCTATTTGCGCCTGACTTATCCTTACATCAATATTTACGACGTCCCCCACGTCTTCAACAATGATGCCGGTCTCCAATATCCCGGCAACGAGGGCAACCGGCCCGACGATTACCGTCGAGGTAAGGGATATATTATCTGCATTTGTAACTATGCTGCTTTCGGCTATTGTAAGCCGCCCGTCTACAAGCCCGTAATCAACTTCCAACACATCAACACGGTCTTCTATTGCTGCAACCAGGACAGCAATGGAGTCGGCCTCCTCCCAATAATCAGTATCCACGCCCGGGGTTTTAGTACCTTCTACTGCATATGTGTAAGCAATGAGACAGCGGTATATTTTACTATCAACGGTATACAATACATATTTGCCTAAAATATAATCCCCGGTTGCGCTCCATTCTGTCGATGTAAGCCCGGCAATCTCTGTTTCAAGCGCGTCAAGCAAGGTTCCCTGAGAGTCAAGGGATGCCCTTAAAATGGCTTGTACATCCGATAACCCAGAGAAAGCCCCATTCATCCCGGCGACTATATTCTCCTCTATCGTTCCCCCTTCAAGCACAAAATCAGAGGTATCTATCAGGTCAATTCTGCTGCTGAGATCAATATATAATTCATCTTCTGTGATTGCCCCCGCCAAAGCGGTGAGATAATCTGTGGGGTTTGCCGAGGTTGTACCAATCACACCTGACGTCGAGCTTGACGGATACCATGCGCTATAATTTCCATAAATATCTCTTGTGCGAGTCCAGTAATAGCGTGTTGCAATAAGGCTAAGGCCGTTGTGCTGCCATATCGTATCAGCAGTCTCACCTACCTTTACAGCCGATGCCCAGTTACTTGTTGCCGATGCCCATATCTCAACACATTCAAATCCGGTATATTTGGTATAGGTTAACGCCAGCTTAATGGCATAGGTCAGGCCGGTTGGTATTATATCCGTCACGGCGAGTAGTGCTGTAACTGTTAATGAGGTTGAACCCGTGGCGCTTTCATTCCCGGCAATATCAACAGCGATAATGTCATAAGCCTTTAACCCTACCCAATTTATGCGCTCGGTATATCTCAGGGAATTACTTTGCTTGACCGTATTGACTTTATAATATGCTATCGGCATTGATGTTTTGCAATCGGCCCAGGTGACAACCGCCCATTCTCCGACCGCTGCCGCAGAAGGCGAAGGCGTAGACGGTAAATATATTACAATATCAATTTCTGCTACGGTTGTGCTTAAATTCCCTGAAGAATCTATAGCAATAATTGAAAAGGTATATAACCCTGCGGCTAAAAACCCCGTTCTATAGGATGTACCATTCATCACCGTAGTAATGACGACCCCATTTTGTTTGATTTCATAACCACTTAGATCACGGTTAGAGATTGCATTCCATTTTAAGAGTACACCAGAATCTTCAACTGTCGCAGAAAACATGGTTACATCTGCCGGGACAGTTAATTTTCCATATATTAAAATTGATTCGGGTGTTACTTCATTAATAGATTGAACGACACCATTTACATTTTCTGAAAGCACTTTTACATATAATGTATTACCTGCGGCAAAGCCCGCTTTTGATGGGTCTATTCTAAACCCTTCTCCTGTAGTCGTATTACCATAAAAGCCATAGGTTGCCCCATCATCAACAGAAGTCCATACCTGGCCTCTAAACCAAAAAGAACTATTTGGTCGGGTAAAAGTCAATGTTACAAATAAAATCCACGTGCCGTCCCCAGCTACAAAACCTCCCTCCACCAATGCCATATTTGTAACCGGATATACGGAGTAAGGATTGGGCAATACCGAGGCATAACCAGGTTGTACCCCTATCGTGGCATCGTCATAAACACCGGGAAAGTACGCATCAAGGGTAAAAGTGGGCCTTCCATATTCATCCTCATCCCTGCCCGTAATAAGAAATTGCTTCGTTGTCCAGCCAGGCAATGAATGAGTCACGGTTACGAGGTCGTATAGTTCGAGCTTGCTCGCGCTTGAAAAGGACGTCAAATTGCATACATAATCTGTATACCTTGCCCGATTATATTTGAATTTACAACGCCGCCGTGCTGCATCCGGGTCGATAATATAAAGGCATGTTTCATCTTTTAATACTTCGCCATTGAGGTTGATATCTCTTTCGTCCCGCTCCTCAACTGATGTTCTCTGATAAGGCGTTGCCGCCGTTGAATCAAGAAAATGGATTCTATAAATATTAGGCTTCTCCGGTTGATACCATGTGATTGTGTCTTTAATAATATTGTCTTCTGTAAATGCAAATCTTACGGTCTTATTAGCTATCCCTCCAGCTCCATCAGCTTCTTTATCCCAATCCCAAACAGGTTTTAGTTTCCCCTGGGAATTTATCACCCGGCCATTGAACGCCTGCCACAAAACTTTCTTTGCATCGTTGATGGTAATATCCGTATCAAAAACATAATCAAAACGATAGCGTGGAACAGGTCCTTGTAATTCAATTCTGCGGATACCCATATTCACGCCGCCGTAATTATCGGCAAATTTGAATGCATAATACCGGTATGCTGTGGTATTCGTGACGGTAATATATTTCGGGTCTGCTATGTCTGATTCTGTATGCTGGTCAAATGTATTTTGCGAGACCGTTAATTCTGTCCAGTTGGTATCAATCCCATAAGTCAACTCTGCAAAAGCAGTGGCATTATTGGAACCCCAAAGAGTAAAATTCTGGACACCGCCGTCAGAACTTCCTCCCAGATGAATACCGTTTTCGTAATAAATCTGTTTAATAATTTTTGCCGTGCCGAGGTCAATATGAAAGCGTTGATTTGCGACAACACCTAATCCAGCTGCCCAGGCATTTTTCAACCATGACCCGGTGAGTAAATTCAGCGAATTCGTGGCATAATACGGCCAGTAATCTTCGCTATATTTTGTCGTAGCCTTTACATGATCATCATCATTAACAGGATATTCAGAGCAATAACCGGCATTCGCAGGGATAGCATCACATAACGCCTCAAGAGATTTGAAGACATTTAGGTCAAGGTCTAAATCGGCATACCCTTCAACGTTCTTATACCAGTCATAAAGCATGACTGCGGGGTTGCGAGTGAATACATTTGCTCCCCCGGCAAGAGGCGCACATTTGAGTCCCTTTATAATCTCAACTATATTCGGGTCATATCCTATTTGCTGGTCATTTTTGACAAATGTGAAAGCCGTATAAGCCATTGAGCGGTATGCACTCGCATTGTCGGTAAATCTCCCATCTGCAATCTGTGTTCTCGTCCCCTTATATTCAGTTTTGGTGTGCGCCCCGGTAAGAGTATACCAGTCTATATCGTTGATAATATGATTAATGACGCCTTCAATTTCCCCCAAAGAATAAGCATTGATTATTCTCAAATCGGCATCATCCTTGCTATTGAATCGTAGTTTGTTACCGCCGAGTTTAACCTGCCCATAAGCGCGGGCGATAGGGATATCCTCAGATATGGTATTCCCTATGCGGTCGTTTGCCCCATTGTATGTTGAGGAATTTTCTGGTTCGGAAATATCAGGAGTAAATATTTGCTGCATTGCCCAGCTTACCGCCGTCATAGCAACGGCTGTAAGCCCCCATGCGGCAACGGCAGCCCACGTTGCAGTCATCCCCCATCCGACAAATATCGGTATCAATACGGGAGGCATTAGATAATCTCCTTCTTAAAATTCATAAACATTTGCAATTAACCTACCCCCAAAAGATGCCATATATTTTTCGCTGTGATTAAGCGGCATGACGGCGATGCCATTCTTTGCCCCTATTTTTTCTTTCCATTCCATAGCTGCATCAACCAAGGCCATCGTTATCCGGTGAGAATGAGGCGACCACAAATAAAGTAATGAACAGCACGAAAACACAGGCGGCAGAATATTATCTACCAGAACCATATACCCCGTAATTTTATCATCGATAATTTCACCGGAAATATTTATTTTCTCGTTATCTGCCATTGATACGAGCCACTGCACCCATTGACTTTTTTCGCATGGGAGAGGAGCCGTGTTAGGCCCCGTATGATCTATCTGTAATATTTTCGCTATATCTTCGACTTCAAACTTTTTGACCAATGATAACCTCCTTTACCCGGCATCAGCCAGTTTTGTAATATGGATGCAACCGCCGAAATTAAGATTATTATCTGCCGATGGACCCCAGGCATTATTTGACAAACAGGCGTCAAGCGTTTGGTCGCATCCCTTATAAACCGTATATGTGCATGTGTTGTCAATGGCAACGGGGAGCTCAACATCAAGAGTGATGGTATCTGTTGCCGCATCAAAACTCTTTACCTTGCGATAATAAGTTATACCGCCCTTTACGATGGTGATTTCTCCATAATTCCAATAATCATCAGCCTGAGTGAGGGCATTATCAACAAGTGTTATCGTTGTGCCGCTATCCGCCGTGCCTACTGCCTTCAGGGTTGTTAAATCTGCATTGCCATCTATATTACATTCTGCCCCCCCGAATATCCAAGGGCATTGACGCTGATAATTTACTTTCAACGCTTTACGGCTTAGCGGTTTCCCCACTGTGGCGGTCACGGTGAGCCATTGCCTATCAATGGGTTTGGGCTGCTCCATGGAGCCGTTGAATACTTCAACATAATTTAATGCGCTTGCCATAGCATCAAGATAAACCCTTTTTATAATGAGAGTTTTCCCTCTGAATTCCTCAATATTGGCATAGGCCGCCATATCCCGGTTAACGTTGTCGAATTTAACCGTAATGCGTTCTATCTGCCCTTCAAGACTTTGGCTAACGCCCTCGACAGTAATATATTTTGCGGTATAGACATTCCCCGCTGTGGGGAAGGTGATATTTGTTTTGTAGGCGCAGAATCTAAGCGTGGAAGAAAGGCCTATCTCAAATAATAAAGCGGGTCTTTTACCCGTTGCATTTAATTGAGTTACAACCTCCGCTTCAAGCGCTTTCATCTATATACTCTTCTCGAATGTGATTTCTACCGCCCAATATTTGCCTGATACAGGCGGTATTTTTAAACTTCCCTGCACCCAACGGCCCGTTATATTAGCTCCACTGTCAATATAGGACGGCACGGACTTCCAGGCGAAAGGATAATAACCGCCTGAATTGTCTTTAAAATGTGTTCTCAGGGTTGCCATTTCAGTGTTCGTCAACGCCTTGAAGGATAACCTGTATTGTTCCTGCGGGGCCGCTGAAATATTAAGAAATTCTTTTTTCATTGATTCCGATTGAGATATTACATTGTTATATGCCGGTTCCAATATCTCAACCACCGAGGGTATTAAAGTGAAATCTCCGCCCGCCGCCATTATTTACGCTCCCTGACCATAGATCGTATGGCCCCGTCATTCTGGTAATTCTCAACAACCGCCCCGGGGGCTACCCGTTTGGCAATTACAGTGGCTATCTGAGACATGACTTGCCTTTGTGTGTCCATATCCTGGAAGACAGGGTTCTCCATATGGACAATAAAAGTCGGAGAACCTCCACCTGATTTTGCCCCGCCTTTTGGTATTACCTTTTCTCCGCCCTGCAATATCGCCGGGAATTCATCAGAATTTAATCCGCTGTGAAGGCGAGGCGCATTGCTAAACATCGAAGCAGGGTAGACATTTGCAAAAGTGGGCGAATCACTCCCCACAGTACCGCCTTTGTGAAATCCTAAGCCGAGAGTCCAGTCACCAAATCCCATTGATGCCCCTGCTGCAGAACCGCCGAGAAAAAGAGAACTCAACCCGCTTGCTGCCCAACCGTAAACCCCTTTGCTAATATCCGCAGTGCCTTGGGCATTCCCGAATATAGCCATCTTATAAGCTATCATTGTAATATCCTTTATGATTGATTGCGCCATTTTTGCGAAATCAAAGGTACCATTTGCGCAGAAATCCCCGAAGGCATCCCCCATAGCATCAAAAGATTGCTTCAGAAGATCCTCAATGGTCTTGATGGTGAACCCTTCCTGCTCCAAGAATGTTTCGAGATCGTTTTGTGCATTGCGTGTAGCCGTGTCGAAATCGTCCATGTATGTTGCCATCGTCTTGATATATTCAGCCTCAATGGCTATATCCTCGGGCGTAAAGGGTTGATCATGAATCATCCCGGAATGAAATTCAAATTCCCCGATATCGTTGTATTGAGCTTTTAAAACCCCCTGGATTCTTATATATTCGATGGTCTGGTTTTTTAATGCTTCCAGGGCTTTTGTTTGCTGCCCCGTAAGGCTTATATGCTTCTGCAACGCCTGCTGGTTGAGGTCTTCTATCTTGTCGGTAATCTTTTTCAGTGTCTTATCTTCTTCCGTCAGGGACGGGTTAAGCGCATCGACCTCCTGTTTAAGATTGCGTATGGCATTCGTAATAAAATCATATGATCCCTGCTGCGACATGGCCTTTAATTTTTTGTTCATTTCCTCTTGTTTACGCCGTGCCTCATCGCTGGCAACGGCTGTCCCTTCGTTATATGGCCCGGGCATATAACCGGCGTTACTCATGTTGAGCATGTTAGCGGTTTCATCTTTTTTGCGCCCCCACCATGTAAAAAATCCTTCCTTGCCTATTTCACGCCCAACATTGATGAGCCCCTTTAAGGCCATTACTAAATTCCCTATTTCCTCAATTAATCCTTTGCCGATAGCTTCCTTGAAATCTTGTATAGCCGCCTTTGCGCGCTGAAATGATTCTGCTGCGTTATCATCGGCTTTACCCATTATCTCAGTCTGAGCGGCATAATTCGTCATAATTACACTCATTATATCGAGTTCCTGCCCTGTCGATTTAATCTGTTCTATCCATTTGGCCTGGTCTTTAGTGATTAATCCGTAAGCCCTCAATGCTCTTGCCCTCATGGTTTCAACGGCATCACTGATGTTGTTGTATGCCTCACCTACATCCTCGCCTGTTCTTCTCGCTGCGATACGGGCTACATCTCCGAGCTTGATGGTATCTTCCCATTTCATACCGCCAGTAACGGCCTTCATAGCCTTCTGCATTAAATCGGAGCTATCAACCGTTGATGCAGTAGCCTTTTTTAATGCCTCTTCCCATGCAGAGGCGTTCACTCCTACCGATGCGGCGGTATTGCGAAATGCTTCTTCGGCCTGCATAGCCTTTGCGCCGAGTACCGCATACTCTTTAGCGGCATTGGTTATCTGTGATATGCCGAAACCTATACCAAAGGCTCCTGCAAGTTTGAGTAGATTACTGCCAATCCCCGATACAGCCGTGTCTGTTTTTCTTATGACCTGGTCGAGGGCACCTAAGTCCTGTTTCATTTTGTTGACAGTAACGGTTCCCTTGTCATCAACGATAAGGTCTATTTTAAGAGTTGCCATCTTCTTTACTCCTTGCCTCGCTGTGCGCTGTAATTATCACAAGACATTTATCCATAATAGCCCGCTTCTCTGTTGCGTCCTGGACATCATATACGTCAAATGCGAGGCGGATTGAGTTATAGTCATAACCCCCTATACCGGTAAACAGGCCCGGCGAAATCCGGGAGAAGATACCCCTAATGAAGCGTTCATTATCCCTTGATAATTTGGGCACCAAAGGCAGACCCTCTTTATTCAATTTCCTGCATTCATCGGTTGTGTTGATGCCTTCACAATTCAAATCTTTATACCCCTCGAATCTATCCTGCTGGGATGACCGGCATATATCACAGGTCATTTTAGATTTAGCAAACCACCAATCAGCCCAGCCCCTCAGTTTTTTTCTTCTACCTCTTTCTGCTCTTCGAATGCTCTTGCCTTTGCAATTACAAAGGGTGATATATCTCCCATCTGAAAATCATATATCTTGCGCTTAACTTCTTCTGTGCAGGGTAGAGGGTTATCATCCGTGCCGACAATCCCTTCCCATTCTATGAGGCAGTACAAGAACAGATTCAGGGAATCTTCCCCGGCGAATACCACACCCTTTTTACCCCTGATGCTTATATCAACCATGCTTGCCGGGTACGGTCTTATTTTGAGCCGTACCCCATCCTGAAAGTCAAACCACCGGGCCTCATAACTCAATTTATTAATGTCTAATATCACAAATCCTCCTTTACGCATTCACTACATAAGACGGCTTGCCGTGGAATTGGAAGTTTGCCGACTCTTTAATTACCTCACCGATAGCAGTATTCATACCCATGCCGGTGAAATTCACCCAGACATTAAAATGTGATCCTGTCTGGTCCTGATCCGGGTCATAGGTAAATAACTGCAAAAGGCACGTTTTCTGTGCTACACTCGCCGCTGCGAGGATCTCATCGAGCAGGGATGCGTTGCCGATGAAAAAGCCTTCACTCCCGCCACTGCCTCCCACCTGTCCCGGTAATGATGTTTTCCACTCATCACCCATTGCAGTAGTATCTGCCAGATCAAGGGTTGCGGTCATGTTCCACGAGAGCAGATAACCCAGTTTTTGCAGACCCGATGCTAATACGTATCCGTTGTTGCCTGCAACTGTAACCGTGGCCACATTTTTATTAAAATGCGCCGTACCGCTTGACCAGTCTACCCATTCCACAACTGCCCCCCCGGAGTCTGTCCATACGAGGGTTGCATCAGGGTTCAGCAATCTGTGTGTCACTTCCGTTATCTGTGCTGTTGTGCCGGATTCCGTTGTGGGCTCTGCTTTCAGGTTCCCGATACTCCACTGGTCGTCTTCGGTATGGCCTTTTGTAGCGGCAAAGGTGATTGTCTGCCCATCGGCTCCCAAGTCCTGAGATGCGCCGGTGATGTCAACCGTTTCGTTCCAAGCCCCACCATTTGTGCGCCACTTGAAAGTATCAACACCAGCGGTGCCTGTACCGACCCCATCAATTACTACCTCAAAGTCACCGGAGGCGGCCCCGGCAAAGGCGGCTCCCCAGGTTACATCGTTTAACCCGTCGCCTTTAAAACCGTTTGGTCTCAGGCGGTAGATTGCCCCAAATTTGCCATGTGTAGGGGTCGTTAAATCGCTCATATCACACCTCCTTAAACAATAGACAGGGCGCCATCCCCGGTAAAGCTTGCGACGAACTTGTTGACAGCCCCGAGAGCGGTAGTAATGGCCAAACTATTGATGTAGAGGTTCCCGGAAAGGCTGCTTGCGCCGGTATCAGGCACAAATGAAACATCCGTCAATAGCACCGGAGTCGTAGCAATGATGTTGTCAATGATTGCTTTGTGCTCTGTGTTCCCGGGCGCAAATGAACCGTTAATCTGCCCGCTCCAGCCTTTCTGCCCTGGAAGCCCTGACTTCCACTCGTCACCCTGAGCTGTTTTGTCTGCCATGTCGACAGCTATGCTGAGGTTCCACCCGTCTGTAAATGCCATTTTCACGCCTGCCTTTTCAATCCTTGATACTTTTCCATGTGTTGGTACGCTTTCAAATCCCATAATATCCTCCTTACTTTTTATTTTTAGAAGCCTTTGCAGCAGGTGCAGGGGCTTCAACTTTGATTTTTGCCAGTTCTGCCAGTGTCTTGCCGCCGTGATCCACAATCATTATTTTGGCATTGCAGTTGATACAGCCGGGCTTCACATCCTTGCTATTAACCTTGCTGCAACCATCCTGCTCACATTCCATTATGATAATGCCCTTGTATGGGTTCATCATGCCTGTTCCCTCCTTTTGTTTTATGAGCCAGCAACATACCAGCCACCGACTATTTTGTATTATTCAACAGGGTCGATGCCCTGATAAAGATCGTCTGTAATGGTCAACTGCATTTCTGTTACAAAATGTGGGAAGAATTCAATCATGGCGAATTCTGTTTCAACCTGGTCAATACGTCCGCCCCGTTGTGCATCGGTCATGCCTGAAATTGCAGAAAGGACTTTTTGTCTGAAGGTTTCGCCCTCTTTGACACCCTTATATTCTTTGATATTCCAATCCTTAATTGTTTTAGTGATGCCGGCTGCCGACAGATCAGTCGTGCCGGATGTGAAAGTATGCGAGCCGTCTGTCTGGATTAATATCGTGCCGAGGGGTGCGCTGTTTGCAGGAAGCGCAGGCATAGCAATCGCCGCCTCCGCCGCTGTGGTGGAGTCTGTGCCTTTGGTTACAGTCACGGCCCCGGTTGTGTCTATGCTTATGAGATAATAGCAATAAATGGATATTGCCTGTTCTGCGGCGGCGGTCATGGCTATGTTGTCGGTAATGTCTTTGGTATAATCTACTCCTGCGATGTTGTATGTGCAATCCGCTGTAGTTTTTAATGTCGCTGAATTTGTCCCTTCTGCTAATCCGGGGAGTTCTTTGAGATATGGCTCACGTTTCGCATTCTGCACCGCTGTCGATACTCCGATAATATGTTCTATGGCTTCTCTTTGGTACCCTGAGCTTTTGCGTCCGGGATAAAGCAATATACATGGATAATCTGCATCGGGGGGTCTATCTCTTTCATCAATCCCGACATAGAGTATAGGGTCTTTGGCATATGTCGCCTGCGTCCAGGTCTTCAAAGTCTGGTCGTTGGCAATGATTAGTTTCCAATTATCGATCATGGTGTTGATATTGCTCATATCCTCTCGCCTCTCATCTTGCGCTCAAAGTTACTCTGAATATTCGGCATGGCCTCGGATTGATGAGCCGCCCAGAAGGGGACAATAATATCTCTAATGGGATTTTTAAACTGTGTTGTGGACGGTCTTAGAAAGAAATATTTTGCCTCTTGTTTTTTTCTCTTCCGTAATCCCTGCCCTGCGAGCCATAATTGGTATTTAACATCATCGGTGACCGGGTGCGAAAAACCTTCGATGTTCCGTGCGGCAATGCTTTTGTAAGACGCTGATATGTCGCCCACAAAACCTATTTCAACTTTGTACGGTTCTTTGTTTGCCACATTATACCGGACTACTTTTGATAGATTGTAGAGAGGAGGTTTTGTTTTATTTTTAACTCTCAGTGCTTTTGAAATCTCTCTGGATGGTGCAAATGGTTTGCCCCCTGGAGTTCCGGCGGCTAATTCTTTCTTCAAGAGCATTCTTAATCGGAAACCCTCAACCTTTACAGCCGTTTGACCGGCCTTAATGCGAGCCTTATTGTCATTGTCAAATTCTTTAAAAAACTCATTAAGATGACAGGTTATAAAGCTCATAAGTGCGGCCTCTCATCACGGTATAGATTCAATTTCCATACGTACCCGTCGCCCTCAGTAATGTTTAGGACGTTCCAAACAATCGAATTGATAATAACGGTATCCCGATATTTGGGGGCCGGTACATCGGATGCCTTCACAAATATGGTTGCCTTGGTCATGCTATCGGAGTCGTTCGAATCTTGGTCTGCCCCATAATCTGGAATGCCGATGATTGGAGCAGCGTTATAGGTCACAGTTTCGGCGAATTCATTCGTGTCGAAAAATACGCTCAGGTCTGTAGTAAGTTGTGCCTTTAGGGTCATTTTATTGGCTCCTGAATAATGATTGTTCTGCAAGTCTGCGCCTGATTAAGCCTTTAGATTTAATCCCATTCGACGTTATAAATGACTTAGGGAACATTTCGGCAGCAGCCTCATATTCACCACGATTGACCAACATCCTTATCCGGCTCCTCTGTAATGCCCCATTGCCGGCATTGAATGTCATGCTTGCGATAGCGTCAAACTGACCATCATCAAGAGGGACATTGATATATCTCAATACTGCCCGCTCTGCTATCCCGACATCCTTTGCAAGCAATATCAAGGCATCATCTTCAGATACATATTCCGGTATAGGCTCATTCCCTCTTCTGCAATGGCCATATCCCCAGGTGATGTAACCATAGCCGTCGTCATAAGGATTCCCTTTGTAGACTTCCCACCCTTTGGTAAACTCTAATCCGTTTATGGTGATGTGCCTCATTTCAGCTTAAACACCTTGTTTGCCTGTCGTGCCCCGAAGAAAAAACTGAGGGTTAGCATAAGAACACTGCAATCAAACTCTCCCCACAACAGCATCACGCCTTTCTCCCAGGGAATACCCTGGATAGACATTGAATGATATTGAGCCATCTTTATCCCGATATAAAAGAAGACAAATAAATAAGTCACAACCGGCCTTACTGTTCCGTTTAAGAACGCAAGAGCGCCGTCAATAAATTTGACTCCCGTGATTTTAACCTCTGCCGATTTATAAAGAGCCTCAGATTCCCTTATGTCAGCCTCGGTGTTTATTTCTTCCATCTTCTGAACATGGCCCAGTTCTGCCATCTTTATCTCTCGATCTGCCTGCATTTTCAGGATTGTTATCTCGTGTTCCTGGTCCCGTTTCTGAGTAAAGAATTTAAATACTTCAGGCAAAAAACTTGTGAATAATCCCAAGACTCCTGATAATAATATACTTAGCATTTATGCCTCCTTATACCCTTCCGCTGACCCTGCCGAGCACCCTCAACACAAGTTGAACCACGCTGTTACTTTGGATAGGCAACATCCCTATCGCCTCACTTGCTACAGCGTATAATATCACCGCCACCATCAACCAATTCGTTGTAAGCCAGTTAATCATGTTATTTCTCCTTCGGGTCTTTCATACATTTCCCCAGGTGCTGCATGGACATACAGAGCATTCGTTTGTAAAACGAACAAATGAGAATGATAAAATCGGTTCGCTCTTCTCCACTTGCCTTCTTCCAGACTTCATAAATGGGATTTGGCATTGTTCCCCCATTATTGCCCTGTCCTTTCCCGTCTTTTCTGATCTTGCCGAATGTCCTTTAATGATGCCTTTATCTCCGAGAATGTAACCTTGAACCATTCAGTATCCTTTATATCTACCGCGATATACTTCTCGTTCTCAGTGATGCGTCTGGAATGTTCAGCCGATAATGTTTCCATTTTCCCTATTCTATTCTCGTGGTCTCGCTGTGTGTACTGCCAACCCAAGAATGCACCGGTGAAGGTTAAGCACCCCCCGGCTATAAGTGTTATCAGGTATGCCAACAATGCCGGTTTATCAACCTTCCAACCATCTTCAGTCTTAATCATTGGACTCATTGCCTGCCCTCCGTTTATCTTTTTGCGGCCTTCTGTGGAGATGGTGGTTCAGCGACTTCAAGCATACCGAGGAAGGGTTTTATAAACGCTTCCTCAATGCCTATCACTTCCCCACGCTTAAACTGCACGGGCCGCTTAATTTCGTATTTATCAGCCTTCAGTGGTTTCAAACACGAAAGCCTCGGTACTGCCTGCTCCTGCGTCAATTTGATTCTCAATCCCGTGTTAAGCTCGACTGGTTTTGTTACTCTGTAAAGTTCCATAACGCTCCTTTTTTAAGGGGGCGGGGGCTGCTTTGAACCCCCGTCCGATTTATTATTGTCTGGTTATACCAGAATGACTTCACAAGCCTCCTGCCAGTAACCATAACCAACGTTTCTTGATGCTTTGATACCATACTGGTGTTTATCGCTGTCGAATTCGAACTCGCTGCCCTCTGCCTTTGCGCTCATCACAATAGGCAGTTCTTCCTGTTTGATGAAGGGTTTCACCTGGGCATCTGTGCGGAAGATGGCGAACCTATCTGTCCATGTGGAAAGGCGAGCATTTGGCACAATCGAGATATTGAATCCACTTGACGGGATAATGTTGGCCACGCCAGCTGCAAGATTATCGAGCACGATTGCTGCCTGTAAGCACAGATATAATGGATTCTGCGGGGCTGCCATGACCACGAACTGAGCAGCCTCTTCATTCATTGGTTCTGCCTGGTCATCGAGAAATCCGAGGATTGCAGAAACACCCTGAAGGATTGATTGTACTGCTTCCTCACGGCTGGGGGTTGTGGTAGTGCCATGGACTGCGCAGGGCAGGGCCGAAATGTCAGGAGAAATCTGATTGCTCTGTGAGCCGCTGGAACCTTCACTGTGGTCTGTGTCGAAAAAATATTGACCGTCATAGCATAAAGCGGACGGGCCGTTGAGAATCAGGGTTGACAGGAGAGATGCCCAGTGAGCATTTGCCCGCCTTGCCTGTTCTGCTATCCTGACCCTTAACTGTCCGGTCTTGTCCCTTCTGAGATCATCAACGTTGACTTCGAGAGTGGCCTCATATTTCTTGTTGGTGATGCTGATGCCATTCTCTCTCAACCCCTTGGCCTGCCTGCCGCCCACCCATTCTCTCATGGCAGGTACCATACCGAGCCATTTATAGGTTTCCGTTTCCTGATTGCTGTCGAATGGCATTGCAATCCGTGGGATCCATGTCATGCCTAAATCCTGTCTCAATGCGGCATAAAACATGCCGATAACACCTTTACTTGTAATTCCTGGATATTGATCCATGGTGTGTACCTCCTTGTTTTTTGTGCTTTAAATTCCATTCACGCCAACAAGGACGCCCTGTCCTGTGTTACACCATGGACTACCGCCACGGGTGCGCCTTTACTTGATTCCTGCCTACTTCTTAAATTTTCCCTCCTTAAAAAATTGGTATATCTTCAAAAAGCTGCCTACAACAAGGCATATAAAAAGCATGTCCTGGATGCTGGCATATCGCTCAATCATTTTGCCGCCTCTTTTTGAATAAATAATTTTTAATCACCGTTGCCGGTGCAAATTCAGGGTCCAGGTAGAGCGCTTTATCCTCTACCGCATGACATACTTTTGATTCCGTCGCGCCAATCAATGTGCGTGCAAACATATCGTATATGCCCTGTTTCACTCGCCCGCCGTCATAATGTAATAGCCCTCTCGCGGCATAGAAAAAGGCTTTCACCGGGTCTACTTTAGAATAATAATAGGCGGCATCAGACAGATAGCCGGTGTTATACGGGACGTGCAATAATGCTGTGTCGATGAATTCGAGTTTTTCCTTTTCGGTGATATTGGGTTTAGTTCTCGCCATTTCCGAATACCATTGGCCGAGGAACACCCTTAAAGTCTGGATTATGACGGCGAAAATAATGCAGGCTATAATCACTATCACCAGCCATGGAAGGTGAACGGCTGATATTGTGCCACCGGCAACCGACCCCATGACTGCCCAGAACGGAGCGGCGGTATGGACCTCTCGCAATGGGAAGAAAAAACAGGCGCATATTGCGAAGGCGGCAAGCAAACCAAGCGCGATGGGGTCATATGTAATATGCAAAAAGAGATATACAAATAGGACATAACCGGGGATTCCCAACTCTGCCATCAATTCAAGATGGTCATTGTGCACCCGGTGTGAGCGGTTCGGCAGATCAATATTTGCCTTCTCTGATATTTTCCTATATATCGGGCTTCTTATAATTTTAGCATTAATGTCCGGGAGCTCCTTCCGGTACATATTCAATCCCCACCCGGTGACGGGACGTTTTATAATCATTTCAACGGCGCCGAGATAGAGGAATATCCTGCCACATGTTGACCGTTTGAGATTTGGGATTGAGGTATATCGCCTTAGGCCAAATGCCATTACTGCAAGGCATATCAATGCCGCTGCCTGCCACATACCGGCCACGCATAAAGTAATAATTGCTCCGACGATAACGCCGAGAATCGCACCTTTGCATCTCGTCAGGAAAAGGGCGGAGGCGATGAGCAGGACAAAAGGCAAAATCCATATTGATAAATTGATTGTGAGCCATGCCCCGGCAAAAAGGCTGATAAGCATAAAGGCGGCGGTATGGTTGCCGTTGCCGAGACAGAAAAATGTATCCTCCGGAAGATTATGTTTTGCCGTCCGGTACATCTGCACCGATGCAAAAGCCACGCCTGTTGCAAATACAGTAAGGGCAGTTATCCCAATCGGGACTTTACGGGCGGCGGTAAATAGTAAAAAGTATGAGAGCATGTTAAATAATTCAAAAATACTTTGCTTTGTATCAGTCCAGACGAGCGAGGCTGTGAGCCATGCGGCAATACACCCCGTTATCAGGGTTATATTATCCATGGGGATATTGACGCCTGAGAAAATCAGATAAATGACATAGGCGCACGATGCCAGCACAAAAGGTATTGAGCGGCCTCCTAAAGGCTGCTGGATCACCCAGAAGGGCAACCCAGCAGCGCAAAAAACTACATATGCGGTTTCAACCGTCATACTTTAACCTTTGTTCTCCCCGATTAGAGTGTTGAGAGCCGCGACTACCGATGCCAATTTTGTGATAATCGCATTAACCGAGGCTACTGTCTCCGTTGTGTTTGTCACAATAACCGGCGTAACTGCCGTTGTATCGACTGCCGAAGCCTGGGTTTCAGCTTTACCGCCGAATGTGATAACACATGTGTTGGCTGCGACATACCGGTACACATAACCGACAAGGGAATTGGTACCCTGGGTGAGCGTGAAGGTTTCATCATCGCTCATATACACAGGCTTGCCTACATCGGTGATGGCTACGCCGGTAAGCGTGATGCGCAGTAACCCATCGGTTATCAGGTTGACGCTTTTTGCCCCGGAAGCTCCTGTATCGCCCGTGAGCGCATTCACCACGTTGGTTACATATGCATCCACAAAGCCGCGGAAGGGATCGCCTGCCACGAGAGCGCGTATATAACCGGAAACCTCACCGGCTGCCACGCCCCTGTAAAGAGTTGTCGTTCCATAAACCGGCAACGTGTTAATAACTCCAATTTCGTATGTTCTTGCGAGATCGGCTGATTGTGCCATAATTATTTACCTCCTTCTTTATCGCCAAAAATCTTGACGTGGCCTGCGGCATCTTCTTCTGTAAATGCCTTGTAAGCGGCGAAGTCATTGCCATATTCTGCCCTGAGCGCCTTGTCTTTATCCCATGCCGCCTTCATCTGTTCATCTGTGGGGAGTTCACCGGCTTTCGGTTTATCTTCCCGTTTGGCTTCGGATGCTGCAGCGTCAACGGTTGCAACCGGCTTCGGGGAATCCTCCTTGTAGGCTTCGAGTTTGGTTTCTCTGAGCGTCTTTTCTGCCCGTAAAATCTTTATCGCTGCCGTCTCTGCCGTGGTGATGCCGTCATATTTCATTGATGCAATGAGGGCTTCATGCCCGGGGAGAGAACTATCTTCTACCGCCTTGATTCTTGACCGTTCCTTCTCTGATCCTGCCTTCAACCCGTCATCTGTCCCCTTTGCCAAGCCTTCGGCAAAACCCTTGTCAAAAGCGGCCTTTTCCATCGCCGGGATGATTTCAGGATAAGCCTGTTTAAGACTTTCTGCTGTGTAGTCCATTTTGTATCCTCCTTTCAGTTTCTTCGTTGATTTGCTCCCGGAAAATCATGGCCTTTCCACCCTGCGAGAGCATTGATATGAGTTCTTCGAGCGATTTTACACCGTCCACCAACCCGTTCTCTATCGCCTGCTGACCAATAAAGACCTTGCCGTCCGCCCAGGGAATAGCACCGTCATCCGCTGGTATTTGGAGCTTTTCAGGTCTGTACCGAGCCATCGTGTTTGCAAAAATTGAGTAAAAATAATCAACTTGATCTTGGATATACTGCTTGCCTTCCTTTGTGAGCGGGGCATATTCCGAGTTTATACGTTTGTATTTCCCTGCATAGATTTCTGTGGTCTTGACACCGATCTTGGCCTCATACTGACTGTAATCAATATGGGTTGCAACAACGCCGATTGAACCGACCTGCGCCGTGTTGCCATTGATATATATTCTATCTGCTGCTGCGCCTATCCAGTAGGCTGCCGATGCCATAAGTCCGTCTGCATATGTGACAATGGGCTTTGTATCTGCCCTGCGTGCCTCATATACGGCATTTGCAAGTTCTTCAGTACCGTCTACCGTGCCGCCAGGAGAGTCTATTACAAGGATAACTGCATTAACCTCCGGGTCTGCAAATGCCTGCCGGAAATCCCTGATAGCTATCTGTGTTGATACCCCTCCGGAGATCTGCGTGAACATATTCATGCGTTTAGCGATAATGCCGTTCAGTTCGATTAATGCGACGCCGTTGACAATCTGGTAGGGTTTTTGCTCATTGACGAGAGGTTTCCCGAGCTGCGCTTCGATGCCTTTTATGTCGATCTTGTCCCCGCGAAGATGAGTGAAATATATGGCCTGTATCTCGCCTAATTTCTCAGGGATGATGGCCCAAGGACTCGTGAGTATATCAAGTATTTTCAAGGTCATTACCTCCCTGCTGGTTGTTTTCGTCTTGTGGCTGTGTTGGCTGCTGTGGTGTTACTGGTTTCACGTCCGGGCTTATCCCTGCCGCTTCCATCTGTGAGCGTTCTTTTTTGATTTGTTTTATGTTGGCATCCCAGTCGCCGCCTATTGCTGATGTTTCCTGCGCATGGGTAGACAATGAAAGGTTGAGTCTTTTTTCTGCCGCCGACACTTCCTTGACCGGATCAATTTGGCCTTGGCTGGGGCCTACCCATTCGGCCGTGGAGTATGCCTTCCTGATAAGCGGGTCATTGAAATACCCCGGCGCCGCGATTCTGCCCGATGCGATGGCCTCGTAGAGCCAAACTTCATAGACCTGTTGGCAAAAGTTCAGAGCAAGCCATTGACGGCGGGTATTAAAGAACTTCCAGGCTTCAAGCAATGCGCTGCGTGCCGCCGAATACGAGGCGGTGAAGTGCTTAATCAAAACTTCAAAGGGTATTTCAAGGGCAACGCCTACCTGCCTCAATACCGCCTGCATGAATGGGTCAAAGGCTGCGTTGGGTCGAGATGGATTAACCGTTGTAATATCTTCACCTTTGGCCAGGTCTATGATTGCACCGGGGGCGAGCTTTACATCTTTATCCCCTGCTTTTGCACCTGTTTCTGAGCCAAGTTCCGATGGGTCAAAACTGGATTCCCCGGCCTCCGTCTTGATGAAGATAGTCAGCATTGACGAGATAACCGACGCCATAAGTTCTGATTCGGTATACCGGCCAAGCATTTTCAGGGATTCAACAACTGGCGTGAGGTAGGGGATGCCCCTTGTCTGTCCCGGTCTTAATGGCCGGAATAAATGAATGATATTTTTAAGCCCGGTCTTGCTGCCATAAGCAGGGATAATCTGCCATGTCAGAGTCGCCTGCGGTTTGGTCGTATATTGGAAATTATTGCAGACGTGATATGCTATCGGGGCCCCGTAGGCGTCTTTGTTGATGCCCATAAAAAGGGTTTCGGTATCGCCCGTGTTGTCTTTATTGCATATCCTGTCAGCTTCGATAATCTGTAATTTCAGGTCATAAGGCGATGCCCGCCTGATGCGGGGAAGGTTAATAAAGGATTCGCCATTTTCCAGCGCCTGCCTGAATACGAGTTCCGTAAGCCCTGAGCCGGTTAACGTACGGGCGGCATCAACTTCACAGGTATCCCAGAAGAGGGACCATTCTGATTCAACTCTTGATTCCCATGCGTCCGCCTGTTCATCTGTGATTTTCAGGATACTCCGGTCAATCCGTGCTTGTAATTGCAGGCCACTACCCACGACATTTGTGCAGCAGGTATTAATTGCGCCGGTGGCAATGGGGATATTACGGATCAAGTCACGGGATCGCTGTCTTAATCGATCAAGGTCGAATTGCAAAGTTGAATCAGGATCACTATCTATCGGTTTCCATTCGGCCAACGACCGTCTTGATGTTGAGGCGCCAAAATATTGCCCGGACAGTGCAAGGGTAAGGCGAGATTTTAAACGCCTTGCTCCTCTTATCGGGTCAACGAAATTGACAAACCGGTCAATGGCATTGTCTTCAAATTCGATGGTCTTTCGACCTGCACGGGCTTTGTATTTCATACCTGTCTATCCCCTTTTACCCGCATGGCGTACCGCCTCTGATTCTTAAACCTCCACGGGAAAGTCTTTGAACCTTTTGATCCCAAAACTTTATGTTTTCCCTGACTTCGTTTGCGTCTTGATAAGTGAGGCTACGGGTGCCTATTGAGTAAGATTTCCCTGAGGATATGGAGTCATCGGCCGATAACCATAAAATAAGTTTTGCCTCTGCTTGCGCGAGTGAAATTCCAGCCATGAAAAATGAATATCACAAATAATTTTTTGGTGTGTATAGAGGAGACTACCAGATATAAATGGTAGAGTGTTTTTTCGGGTAAGTGAAAATTTATTACTTAATGATTCTACATATTTATAAGTTTGGGAGGGTTAAAAAATAGTAGTTTTTTTAAGATTTTGTAAGTTAGCGTAATTTAAGGACTTATATTTTTAGAGTAAAAAAGAAAAACGGCAAAAAAAGCCCCCGGTAACTTCACAAGGGAAGAGACAGGAAGATAGATAATTTCAAGTTTTGAATTGGTTAATTGCTTTTTCATTTTGTCCATTGCCTCCTATTAAAATGGATTCTTTTCTCTTTTCTTTCTCTCCCCATCTGGTATCTCATCCAATACCCCAGACCCGGCAATCATCACACCCGCACACACACCAATCAAAAATGCAATGACCGCTATCAATCCTATAACTATCCACATAACCCCTCCTTAATCGTTTGAATGTCTTGATCTGTGGTACCACCTTTCAAGCTCGGCCTTCAATTTCTCAATTTCCTTCTGCAACTGGCATACGCACATTTCACATCTCAAGCGATGCAGATCATCCTTTTTCTTTGGACACTCCTTGCAATTAATAATCATGCTTATAGTCTCCTTACTCTGTTAATTCGGTCAGCCAATCTATGGCGTGCTGTTTTGTAGCTCCGACGTAGAGCACATACCATTCGTTGAGATATTCTCCCATTACCTTGTAAACTTCCTTTTTGGGGCGAATACCAACAGTGAACATGTTTTTAGTCCCAACCCATCCCATTTCGCTGTATTGTAGTTCTTTTGTCATGTCATCTACAAAACATTTCTCAATTTTATATCCTGTTATCCGGTCTATGCGGATTCTTGTTTCTTCATCCACAACCTTCAACCACCTTTTGTCATCGTTATTCATGTTTCTGCCTCCCTTTTACCATTTTTTCAACGCTATCCCTCGGTATCCTGATGCTTCGGCTACCCGATAAATCCGCCACCTTTATTTTTCCCCGTGCAATCATCTTGTAAATGGTCACGGGTTTCATATCAAATATCTCCGCCACCTCATCAACACGGAAATACTTTTTATCGGGGATAATTTTGGTCGTCATATCGCCCCTATGCCTTGACTTCTGACCCTGCGGCCTTGTCGAACTTGCTGTCGTATCGGCTGCGGTGTAACCTGCACGATAGTTTCCCCTTTCTCGGTCATTACTTTGTACATTTCCAACAAAACATCAACCGTCTTGTCCAGATTGAAACTGGTAAACTGTTCCAGATATGACAGGGCGGCAAGGTTATAAACCCTGATATCGAGTATCTCGTTGTGGACATTCTTCTTTTTTTCCCATATTCTGACAGGGTACCCGTGCCGGTAGACCAACTTCTGCCTCTCTGCAGTCAACTGCTCAAAATAATCTTTGGTATATTGTGCCGGGAAGTGCATATACCCAGGGCCGGGTAGTTTTACCCGTAAACGGGTGTATATTGCCTCTTTCGCTTTCGATGTGCCTACCGTATAGAGCGTTGTTTTGCCCTGCACGCTCTTTCTGTGGCCATGTGTCGGGCGGTCACTGATGATCTTCGCCATTGATGGGGATGATGAACCTTTGATGGCGATAATGTGCCTGGCGGCCTTATTTTTAACGAAAGTGTAGACCTGGTCGGGCAGATAGCCGGAATCAATGCAAACAACAAAAATTCTGAGGGTTATCCCGGATACATGCATCCATGTGCCCTTCAAATATTCATCAAGCTGTAGCCATACTTCAGGCCGGGAAGGATCGCCTTCTAATATTTTGTGTTCGATGCCCCAGGACTCTTTGCCCTTACCCCAGCCGACAACCTCCGCTTCAAGGTGATCACCCTGAACATCAACGGCGCAGGTCAACACCCCACATTCAAGAGGTATCTCCGGACCGTAATTCTCGCGCCTGTCCATCAAATGCCCCTCATCGATAGTCTCATACTTCTCTTCCCAGGTCTCAGCAAGGGAAGTGTTTATAAAGACACGCAGGGTTTCAACGTTTTTCTGCGCTTCGACGAACCGGACGGCCATATTTGCAAAAGTGACCCATGGGCTTGTTAATTCATTCCACCAGAAACCTGCAATCTTGCCTTTTGTGCCTTCTGCCCTCCATTCACCTTGTTTCAACATCTTTAACTTCTCGTTATCGGTAATAGGGGCGTTGCAATGGATACAGTGATACACGGCCTGCATGGGTGCGCCTTCCGGCCACATTACCTGCGTAAATAGCATAATCTGGTATTCACCACAGGTGGGGCATGGGACATAATACCTCCGCTTATCGGATATGCTATAGGCGAGTTCAATTCGCGAGGAATCCTTGAGAGTGGGCGTTGAAAATAGTCCTATTTTTCTATTCCAGAAAGTTGTTGTGCGCTTCTTGGCAAGGTCAATGGGATCGCCTTCAGCACCTGCAGATACCGGGAAGGCATCTATATCATCACAAAGCAGAATACGGATGGGACGGGCACGTAGAGAGGCGGCTGAATTTGCGCCTGCAATGGTTAAATGCCCTCCCCGGAAGACCTTATGAAGCAATGTACTATCCGGGTCTTTGCTGCGGGCATCCGATACCCTGCCTTTTAGCGCGGGTGTGTCCCTGAGCATAGGTGTAAGGCGGTCTTTACTCCATGATTTGGCCACATCAAGGGTCGGTTCCACAATCAGAATCGGGGACGGGTCCTGATCCATGTAATATCCCACACAATTATTCAGGGCTTCAGTTTTGGCCGATTGTGCAGACGCCATCACCACCACCGTCTCAATCTCAGGGTCATTAAAGGCATCCATAACCTCCTTGAGGTATGGAACCCTTTCCGTATACCATTTCCCATGTTCAGCGCTACTTTCCGGGCTTAGCACCCTTTCTCTGTCGGCCCACTCTGACACGCTTAGCTTTGGGCGCGGCCTTAACATGCTTAAGAGTTGGCTTATTCCCAACCACTCTTTCGATTTCATCAAATATCTCTTTGAGTTTTGTATCTGCAATTTCAGCTTTCACCTCACTTATAAATTTATCTATGATTTCTTTCGCCTCCATGTCACTTGCCGTTGCTCTGGCGAGAGGCGCGAGCTTGACAGGGATAGCAGAAAGCTTAGAATTCATCACCCTAAGCAAACCACCAATTAACAAAGACACCACCTCGGCATCCCAAAGTTTGCCTTCCTCTCTTTTGAGTTGCAGCATTTTCCGGTCTGCGTTGATTTTGGTGAGGCGAACCCGTTCGTCTGTCAGGGATAGACTGCCCTGCCCTTCGGCGAGTTTCCGGTAATAGTCGAGCAGCATCTTGACTGCCCTTGGGAAATCAATCTCGCCATTGGCTATCTTGGGGACAATGTTGTCCTTTTCGAGTTGCCGGTATCGGCGAGAGGTGATGCCGAACACCGGCTCACATATCTTTTCAAGATTCATTAATGCGGTTGCCATTTCCTTTCACCTCCTTGTGAAATAAAAAAGGCCAGCAGGGATTTCTCCCATACTGGCCCGGTTGTTCCGATACCAAATTATTCGATTTTGTTTACTCGTTTACATTTTTATGTTCTCCGTCTTCTTTACAAGCACGATCTTACCATTTTCATACTTGATCAACAACTCCCCCCAGAATTTCAGGGAAGCAAGTTGCTGAATAAGTTTAATGAGTTCGGTCATGTCATTTTTTTTCTTTATCTTCAGGCCATACAAATAATAATCCATCTGGGGCAATAGTAACATTTTCCAGGCTAATGATATGAGAAATTAATGGAAATGCCTCTGTGCCAGCTACATGGAGTTTGCAATACGATTTACCGCCCGCTTTGGATAATTTATTACCATATACCGAATCGCTTGGTAATCTTTTCAAAAGACCCAATTTAGATTCGTCATCATATAAAACATCCATCCTATCGCCCAAAATAAGTCTGGCCTCTTTCATCAGGTTAATCCCTATCAAAAACACGGCTTGAGGTTGGGCGTGTTTATTCTTTTTCCTTTTTGTAGGGTTTACTTTATATACAGCGTAACCAAGAGAATTTGTTACATCACCTCTGCCTTTACTTCCGCCTTTGACAGCTACACTTCCCCTTTTTTGATTATCCACGATCAAACTTTTAAACATACTGCCTCCTTTTTTAGTTTGTCTTACCATGCCTCGCCCTGCCGTGCCATGCCGTGCCGCGCCACGCTTGAATTGAATCCCTTGAAAAACAGCCCACAGGTAGAGAACGCTCGTAGCCTTGCCGCAACTGTTTGCGCCGTCCCCGTCACAGTACCTTAACCATCTACCTCAATCTCAATCTTGCCTACGTTGCCATAGATTTTAGCCTTATGGCAACTCACTACCTGACAATCATCATGCCAAACAATACTGTTACAGGCATCCTTTACTGCCTTCTCCATGTTATCAAGGTCGGGCCTTGTTGTTGGCCTTAGACCAAGTGCCCACAATTTAAGCCCTCCTTTGCTGTCGAAGTGCCCTTGAGGGCGTACCATGTAAAATAGAAGCGACAGTCTAATGGGGATTTTGGCAGGGATAAAGACCGGATTCTGCTGCACAATTTGAGACCTGATATTGTCCTCATATTGCCTGTCAATATTCGCCTTATAAACCCCTGCAAATTTACCCCGTTTGCACGCTCGTGGTCTGCCCTGTCCTCTCACTTCTCCCATAACAACAAAGTGCTGTATCATTCTACCCTCCTTATTTGAGCTCCAAATTTCTATGTTCTTTATCCTTGTCACATCGCCATATCCAATACCATGAGCCGAGGGGAAATTGTTTTCTGATTTGTGTCCCCTTGCAACCCGGATGAATGCAGGGACGGGTATCTGATTTTGCAGCGCCTGATATTTCCTTGCTACATTCTGGACATTTTATAAGTGCCATAACCTTTACCCTCCTTAAATCATTCCTATCGCTTTTGCCTGTGAACGTGCAAGCCAGTTTATTATAAAAGTTCTCCAGTTCTTCTTTTGTACTCTCTTTGTACCTTTGCACTTATCTAACCACCTAATCATATTAACTTTAATCTCTTTTACAACATCAACCTCGTCATACAGGACTTCCCAAATTTTTACTTGCTCGATGGTTATGTTTTCCCAGGACATAGACTTCCAGTCAAAATTAATCTTGTTCATATCTTGATGCCTCACTGCTGAACCCTGTATATTTCTCTCCTTCAACTTCCCATACAGTATTTTTAAGAGGTTTAAACTCACATCCGCCTATAAGATTGAATTTCCTAACCATCCCATTAGGATTAACATCATGGTTTTTCCATATTTTGGCCTTTACTATCTCAATTCTACCCCTATCCATTGAGAGATATAAGCGAGGTTTTTCAAGTGTTAATTCTCCACCTCTTCCGAACTGCTGATTAAAACTCTTAGTGCTTGCCTTTTTTTGAATTGCAATAATGGCTATCCCTGATTTTAATTTGCTGTGAATGTCTCTAATCCATCCCCCTATTTTATAAAACTCGTCATAGACTTCCATGAAGTCTATGATATTCATGGCATCTGGTTGTATGACATCTGCAAAGTTAGAGGATCGTCCAACGGCTGTAAAATTCCACGGATTATATTTTATCAGGTTTTCAGGAAATTGATTGAGCCGAATTTTTAACTCACTTGCTCCCATTTCAGAATTGAAGTAATGTATTTTGTGCTGTTTCTGGTTGAGCCTGATTATTTCCAGCATAAGGGCGGTCTTCCCGGTATTCGATGCCCCGGCCACTACAGCAATATTGCCGGGATATAATTTTACAAGACCCGATAAGCCAAGGGGCAACTCTATCGGGTAGTCTTTTTCATCTGCATTTTTCCAGTCTATAATTTCAATATCCTTATCTACCCGCCTCCAGCATCCATTTTTCTGCCCATGTTTTTCTATAACTCCTTGATTTGATAACCGTTTAAGGATAATACTGAGATTCTTAGTTTCCTGTCTTGTAGACAAATGTAGACATTTCTCCACCTCTGTAGACAAAATGTAGCCAGTTGTAGACAAAACGTATTCCAAAACCTCTTCAGCAAGGTTACGCTCCTTCCGGTTTATCCTTTCCATTGCACTCTTTACTTTATCCTGCGCCCACCTCTCGTCATGTTCCCCCCAACTCCGCATAATTACTAACAAAACCTGCTTAATTTCGGGGTCTGTCATGTGTCCTTTTGCGAGGCAATTCGCTACATGAAATAGACTTTCATCACGCCTTCCATGCTCAAACATTGTAGACGTTTGTAGACTATTGTAGACACTTGTAGACATATTTTTACCTGTGTTGTCTACACCCGTGTTAAAAACAAGAGAACTAACTATATCTAATGCAACATCTTTAAACCCCTTTATAAAAGAATATGCTAAACCTTCTCCATTTTTAGAAGGAGGGGCAACCACATACCCCCCAGAACTTCTAATATCAATATCAAGACCCATAACTTTTACGGTGTTTCTTGTACCTTCAGCATATTGGAAATAGTAATGCGTTCCTCTCGGTGTCTTGACTGTCACCGTCTGGCCTTTATATAGAGTCCTAAATGCTGTTACTGCATCGTGAGAATCACAGTCTAAAACTGTAAGGTTGCTTATTTCTCCTGTTACAATGCCAAGGTTCATATCGGGCCATTTAGTATACCATGCCCTTATTTCTTCCTCTGATGCTATACGTTTTTGAAACTCCAACCAGGACACTAAAGGTTTTTTCTGTTTATCACATGGGATTACAGATAGATTTTTTTCTCGATACTGTAGGGCAGCTTCAAGGATTGTCATTGTGCCTGCTCTTCCCACGGGATAACATGGACTTCCCCACAATTCCGGCACTTTACTACCCAATATAAAACATGCAAAAGGGTAAAAGGCCGTCTACGTTCAAACTTAGGTTTCCCACAGGGACAGGTTAAATCAAAGAAAAGGTCGGTTAACATAATTTACCCCTTATAAAAAAGTGGGAACCGGGGCGCATGTTGGACGACATAGCGGTTAGACAGTTTTGGCTATCTTCCGGTTCCCTGACTTTGATTTTATTGGGTTTATCTAATCTCACCATATCGTCCATCCATATCCTAAAACTATCATTCCGAAAAGTCAAGAATTACTTACTCCTTCTCCATCCCCAATGCCGTCCCTGTAGCTGCGTACAGGAACTCAATGTCTTGTTGATTGAACAAATAATATTCACCATCGCTTAGCCGTGTCTGCAAATCTTTAATTTTCCTCCCATCCCCCTCGGTTGAAATTGTTATGACAGCGTGTTTTTTCCCGTCCTCTAATTCATAGACTTCCGATGTTTTTTTAAACGTCAATGCTGGTGTGTCTTTTGCTGTAAATTCGCCCTTATTATCAAATAGGTTGTTTCCCACCTGTTCTTTTTTATCCTCTGCAATCCCTTTGCTATCAATAGGTTCAACCACATCGACCTCCTTCCCACCATCGCCGTTTACAGGTGTTTTATCCCCGTACAATAACCAGTCAAATGAAACCCCGACGCCAGCCGCTATCTCTTTGATTACCTTTTTTCCTACCGCCACTTTACGGAGATTATAAATGTTAGATTTTGGTATCCCCTTCTCCTTGATAAATTGCGCAACCGTCCAGCCCCTTTCCTTTAATTTATCCATCAGCCGGTTAAACACCTCGGGCCCTGCTAATATTGAATCTTTTTGCATATCAATTCCCTCCTCTATTTTACACCCTTTACAGGTGAATATCTTTGCATCTGCCATGGCCTTCTCTGCGAGACAATCCATGTAACGAGAGCAATGGAAATCACGGTAAGGGGCGGTCATACCTCTCCTCCCGGCGGCGTCATCGCCATCAGAATCATAATTATTATTATTACTATTGTGAAGGACATGTTAACCGCCACGGCAATTCATTATGTTCCCGGCCGTCAAGGAGACGACCAGATTTTTTATTTAAGTATTTCAGGAAGAACGGCACGCCGGCTGCCTCGCATTGATCCCGGATAGATCGCACCCAATCCGGCTGCATCGGTCTTGCGTGTGGGCCTGTTTCACCGCCGAGAACAACAGAACTAATATAGGGTAATTTGGTCCCTGCAATGGCCCCTAATGACCATGACATATCAATAGGCCCCAACATCGGCTCGACACTGATCCATTTTTTACCCGGCCACGCTTCGAGTAACAGTGGTATTTTAATATCCGCTTCCTCTTGATTGCAGACCGTAACACCCACCCAGAGATTGCTCAGGTAGTCACCGCCGCCCAATTCCCGGCAACGAACAAAGTTTACAGAACAAACCTCAAGACGATCATCGGGTGATACGCCGTATAGTTTTTCTTCGATAAGGTGCGCCCGTTTTGTCAGTGCAAGAAATGTGTGCTGCGGGGAAGCAGATATTACGTCAAGTACATCGTCAATAAAAGCTAACGGCACATCCTCATGGAAAAGGTCGTTCCAGATTGCATACACCGTAGGCTTTTTGCGCTTTAAGGGAATGTCGAGGCGGTCAGGGCGAATAGTGACACGTTCAGGCCACTTTTTAAACCGCTTACCCATAGCCATTGACCAGCAGTTATCACATCCCGGACTGCAAGGGGTACAGCCATCGACGAGGCTAAGTGCCCGATCCCAATACCGTCCATTGTTTATTCGTTTATTATCCATATTTACCTCTCCCACCTATCGCATAAATACCCCGGCTGTATGGCGTACCGGCTGTCACCATCGCCTATAACCTCACAGCGTAGCCTATCGCCTATAATCCGCTTATGTCTGCAATGGCGGCAATTTTTGTCTCTCATTCCCTCTGCATCACGGATAAAACGCCTATATTGGAGTTCACGCTTGATGGGGGTCATAATTCTGCCCTGGTTGTAGATATTTTCACCGCGCCATCTTTCAGGTTTGAAAATAGCTCCAACTGATTTTCATTCACCACTTGGCTTGTGCTGTCCTTGATTTTCTCGGTTGTAAACGAGATACCGGCCTCTATATCCGTCTCCTGTAGGTTGATGGGTTTCAGCTTCAGGCTGATTGATATATTCACACCTGCGCCTTCCTCGGCCTTACGAACGGCCTTGTCAATATCAGGTAGATAGGTTTCAAGCAAACCCTCTATCATTAATGATGCTTTGCGTATTGTGTTGATTCCGATCATGTTGCCCTCCTTTAATTTTTTAGCTGTCATGCAATCAGAATTATATAGGTTAATCTTGCTCATTCTCTCTCCTTTTTTAAGAGGGGACAGTTTCCACGCTATCCCCTCGCCTTTCAAAAGCCTGTTGAAATGCCTCCTCATGAGTGTGTCGTCTATGTTCTTATACCATCGTCGCCAGCGCGAGATTCAGTGCCTCTTCTATTTTCTGGATAACATCGAACTCATAATCTTCAATTTGTTTTGGATATGCCTTTTTGTATTCCTTTTTCAGCGGGAGGGGTAAATTATCAAACAGTGTCTTGCATCTTTTAATTGCCTCTTCTTTCTCATCGATGACCTCCGGTATAAAGTCGCTATTGGCCGTTTGGTGAGCCGGCGCTTTTTGTTCTGTTTCTGTCTCATCAACCACCGGGGCATTTGTTATATTATCTGTAGGATGCTGCAGGTTATAGATTTTTGCCGGTTGTTTTATTTCTGTACGATGTTCTTCCCCCGCCAGTAATGCTTGCGCCTGTTTTCCTCTCTCCAGTACGTTTTGCTCCTGATACGCAAGGGCAAGCTCGGCCATATCAATGTTTGCGTCGAGATATATGAGGTCCTGCTCACGCTTTATGCTTTCCCCTTTCGTCACGTCCACCTGAGATATTGTATCCTCCACTTTTCTCAGGGTAAATACCGGCTTCCCGTCGCGGTACAATCCGACAATCCGGCCCGTAATTTTCCCCACGAGAATCATGGTTTCCATAATTTGTCTCAGGCTGTAGAAGCTCCTCGTTTCAATCTTCCATAACCCCGCGCCGATTGCCCCCGGTATGATGCACTGCACATACCCCCGGAGCGTGCATTTTTTATCCTGATATTCCTTACATCCCTTCGGGTCGCACGGCCTCACTACGGTTACGTCACGCCCGCCAAACGGCCTTTCCCCTTTCTTGTGCGGAACCGGGCTTACGCATATGCGCTCCCAGTTACCGCTGCCATCCTGTCTGTAATCGCTCCTATACTTCAGGGAGTTCGCCGTCCAACATGATAATTCATGAGGGATATTTTGCTCCCAATCGTTGAACATAAACACTACCGGCACGCATCTAATGTGGCCGTCTTCATCGGCATAGAGGTCCTGGAGTATTTTGGCGTTGTTGGGGTTTACACGGCAATCAGAAGGGCGCACGGTAAAATAATCCTCATTGCCCGGGATGAGTTTTGTTTTGCCGTCTTTATCGGTTCCAAGTTTCTGTTCGATTTCGTACCACATAGCGCCCTGAGCCACCATTTGCTCATAAATCTTCTTATCCAGCTCCGTATGGCCAGATTTGAGTTTCTTAATTCCGGGGCGCAAATTACCAAGCACCGGCATTCTAAGCGTCCGGCCCAACCCTCCTAATAAATCGTGTTTTGGATCTGCTATCATTTTTGTCCCCTCCATTAATTTGTAATAATGTTGATATTGCTTTTCTCTATCCTGATAACTGCATCTGCCAACGCCTGCAAATCCGGCGTCTGTGTGATCGCAAACTCTCTATCATACCCTCCAAGCTCCAGAACTCGCCTCTTCATCTGGAAAAATTCCTTCTTTTTCTCGGCATCAAGGGCGCCATCCTTCTCATCGCAGAAGAGCGTGTTAAATTTTCTGCCGCTGGAACTCGCCGCATATAAACATATTGCCCGTGTGACAGCTTCCTCTACCCATGTCTTCTCGCCCCCGCTCAACCGCTTAATACTTTTGGATTCGTTGGTTTCCGAATCGAATACTGTGATATCAAACACTTCTTTATTCCCTTTGCCGTCGCTCTTCGCCGCCTGAGTATCAATCCTGATGGTAAACCGCCCACCGTACACTTTTAAAAGTTCGTTCGCCAGCGCCGATATCTGCGGGCCACCATCGTCCAGTTCCAATGCGATAATACCGTTGTCCCCAAAAGCCTTTTCCAATATTCCCCACTCGCTGATTTCATCCTGTAAATATTTAGTCCGGGCCGTCACTGTTTCCAACCCCGTTTTTGCCTTATCAACCTCTTTTAGTTTCTCTTCCAGTGCACCGATTGATTTACGGTAATTATCGCCTGCCACTTTTACATTCCCAATGGCGAGTTTGATTGCCTCAATCTTTCTCAATAAATCAATTTTCTTTTCACCTGCTGAGCCATCAATGACAATCCCGGCCAACTCAATCTTCAACCCTTCAATCTCTGCTTCAATCCCTGCAATCTCAGAATCATATTTCTGTATGGCTTCCTTCCCCTCTTCGATTAGCACATGCAATTCATTTTCCTGCTCCGGTAGTTGCTGCTCCGCCATTTCAACCCTGGGGAGAAGGCTTAGGGCTGCATCAATGCTTGAGAGATTAGTTTCGTAACCCCTTATTGAATTTGCAATGTCTGATTTTTCTTTTGTAATCTGATCCAGCCGCGAGGCATAAATGGATTTATCGGAGGTTTGTATTTTTAATGTGTTAATCCCCGCTTTGTATTCCGCTAATAAATGATTTTCAATGAGTGCCGCCTCGAGTGTGCAACGTAATTCAGGGAGTTTGTTCTCGGCTTCCGCCGCATCCTTCACAAACCGGCAAGAGGCTGCAATATCTTTAGAGCATGGCACGGTCGTTAATTTCTCTGCGTCTCTCGTGGCATCGTTTACCGCCGTTGCCGCTATCTCCCGGGTTCTGGTTTGTTCCATAGTTAACCGCTGCAACTCCTTTTCTTTCTCTGCAATCATTGCCTCTATGCGGTTTATTTCTGTGATCTTTTCATTATAATGGGCAAATTCAGCTTCGAGGGCGACGGCCTTCTCTTTCAATTCTGCGATAACGCCTTGTATGGCCGTCTTATTCTCTGCCCGCTTTTTGAGAGCAGGAGCATTTTCGATGAGCTTTTTGTTTCCTGCTATCTTCTCGCTGATTGCCGATAATTTGCGGTCATAGTACAACCCCTTATCGGATTTCTCGCTGTTCAGCGCTTTTATCTTATCTCTTTTTGTTTCGATTTCCCGTCCGATCCGCGCATGATCCTCAATAAATTTCCCCTGATAATTTATTTGCACATCACATTCGTTTATCTCTTCCTGGACGGTTATTAAATCATCTGCAAGGGCTTCCATGGCCGCTTCTGTTTCTGTTATCGCCGCCTCAGCCTGTGTTAAACCCTGCCGTGTTCTGTCCTCTCCTTCAATGATTTCCCGGAGCCTATTTCTCTCAAATGTGAGGAGCTCGGCCTTGCCGGATAGGTCCTGTTTTATTCTGCGGGCCTTTTCGGAAATGGTTTTTAGATGATTGATGTTGAGCAGCTCGATAAAAAGCTCTTTGATATCGCCGCGAGCATAATCAGATAGTGCCTTCGCCCCCTGCGCCCTAAAAATACTTGTGAAGAATAACTCCGGCGATCCGCATATCGATTCAACAGCCTGGTCATACTGTTCCAGCTTCCCGTCTATGCCGGGGAGGGGCTGCCATTTCTCTCCTGCCCATCGATATAAATATGCCTCCTGTTTTTTGCGTTCTGTATCAATGAGAATCAGGCTGCGATATCGGGTGCCATCCATTTCGAAGATAAATTCTTTCAATGCATCCCCGTAAACATGTTCATAGTATGAAAATGCTGTGGGCCTATAACTGTTGCCGGTGCGGTAGGGGAGTATCCGAAAAGGGTGAAGGTTGTCGAGAATGGTAGTCTTGCCGGACCCGTTAGGGGCCGAAAATACAACCAACCCATCCGGTATGTTCTCAAAATCAATCCTTACTTCGTCAATTCCCATCCCTGCACGAATGCCTTTGAATCCTTTGAGGTATAAGCTAATCGGTCTCATACCTGCACCCCCTTATAGTCTTCAAGCACCTGCTCAACTTCCCTCACCTGTAAATCTGCCAGTTTGCCATAGAGATTTTCAGGGTTTTCAAATCCTGTTGTCTCCGCCCACTTATCCAGTTTTGCAGATAAAGATGTTTCCCGGCTGATACCCTCTGCCCGGACCCTCACGGTAGGGATTATTATCTTCTCAATCTTCACATCCACCGCGCCCCTCGCAAGTGCCGCCTCGATGATAGCCTGCTCATCTACTTTCCCTATGTCAGCCTCGGCAACCTCGTATATAATCCTGATGCTATCTCCCGCCTGCATATCTGCCACAATCTCAATACCCGGCAACCCCTCCGGCCTTTTTGTCCTCATTGAGCGGGCAGGGGTTTCAACAAAACGGGAATCCGTATGGTTTATCCCCATATCAAGGTTTTCAATTTCGTGGATAAAAAAGCCTTTCTTTTCCGTCTCTCCATAATTTAGCCTCGTGATGCTGCCGCTGTAATAGATATTTTCCCAGCTCTGTATTTTGTGAATATGGCCAAGACAGTACAAGTCGGCCTTTGCCAGTTTCAGATCACCGGTTGACCATTCCAGGTCTCTCCCTGTCATCACCTGCCCCGTTGACAGTTCGGAACCGGTCACCGTTCCATGACCCACCAAAATTGTCGGTATGCCTGCCGCCCTCGCATGGGTAGTCACCACGCCCCAACCCTGAAACATATCCCGCATAAGGTCAACGGCCTCTCGGGTAGTCTCGGAAGTGGAGCCGGAAGCATAGGCCATGAGGTTTGCTTTGGTGAGGGAAGGTAGGCAGGAAATGATGACCTCCACGCCTGGCAATGGCGTGATGTCCTGGTGAAAACCGGTTTCGTCAAGCGCTATCTGTTCCGGCCTGTCCGTTGCATACACGGGGTAATAGGTTTTTAATTTGCTCAGAATGTTTATCGAACCTTCAGCATCATGGCTGCTTGTGCCCCTGATGATCACAACCGGCGCTATCTGCCCGCACCGGTAGACGAAATCCATCGCTGCCAGTGACGCAGGCGAACCAAGTTGCACCCCCTCATCAAACAAATCTCCGGCGATCACAATAAGATCAATCGCCTCAAGCGTTCCCGGATTTGTAATCACGGTGCAACACTTCTGAATATCTGCCAGAAGCTGCGGCTTATTGGTGAAATGCAAATCTGCACAGTGGAGTATTTTCATGTCTGCACCTTCCCATCGACGGCTTCACCGCCACTAAATAATATTGGATGTTCTTTTTTCATTAAAACCCTGTGGGACTTTTTCATGCTACCCCCTTAAATTTGGGCAGGCTGTTGATACCTGCCCGTTTTCCACAAATGTTGCTGCTGAATCCTCCTTTCATGATTATTTGTGCCTTCTTTGCATCCAAATACTCCCTGCACAAGCAAGTACAATTACCGACAAACAAAATATCAATGTCATAGTCGGGGAGATTTCAAGGGTCATCATGTAAACAACCCCCCTTCCTCTTTCTTGCCTTTGCCCGATAGCCACCATTGCCAAAATTCTTCACCAGTGTGGCATTTGCCTCGTTGTGTTGTTTGAAGATTAAAATATCGAATAATTGCCCTGTGCCATGCTTCTGCTATTCTTGGAAATTTTTCCATATCTCTTTTTCTATTGCCGAATGGACACATTACACAACCAAGCCGTTTAAAACCTTCATCATACAGCTTGCAGTATGGGATATTGCGAGAGCGGATAAATTCCCATACATCATCGTGTGTCCAGTACATAATTGGATGGATGTAATGGCTCTCCTCTTTCTTCTTGTAGCAGTCCTCCACTTCATGCCGTTTTGCTCGTTTGCTACTCTCCTGTTTTCTAATCCCAGTCATGACCCACCTGCCATTGCCGCCTTGTTCCTTTAATATTCTGCAACAATATCTCATAAGCATCGTGGGGGGTGTACGCATACGTTTAATTAGTTGCCACATGGTTTCCTTCGGTCTAACAACCTTAACCTCTGGATGGGTCTTGACGTGCCATACCAATTCGGGGGGGTCAACGGTTGTAAGATTATAATGAGCATCAAACTTAACCCCTGATATTTTGGCAAGTTCAAGGATACAGTCGGAATCCTTGCCACCCGAATATGCAAGGTAATATCCATCGGGGGGTTCAAACTGGCGCAACAGGTCTATGCTGTTCTGCACCTTATCAATCTTGCCTAAATAGAGGTCGTGTTCAATAAGACTCATCCCTGCACCTGCACTACTTCCGTCCGATATTTCAACTGGTATTTTATCCGTCTCGCCCTGTCGCAGGCATCCGAGCAGGTACTTTTATGGCATATCACGCACTCGACCATGATGTAATGATGCACAATCCTTTTTACGGGCATCTGACAAAGTACCTTTTCTAAATTATATTGATGAATCTTTTTATGGCAATCGCCGCATAAAAGCCTAAAATCGGTATCCCTTTCGTGAAACAATATAGACCTTCCTTTTCTCTTATATCGTTTATGGTGAACATTAAATTTTGCATGTTTCTTGCGACAGATAAAACAGCGCTGATAAGTACTTTCTTTAAATTCTTCTTTCCTTTCTATCCAATATTCACTTTTTAAATATGAGTTGTATTTCACTTCGTATTCTCCAGAACAAATAATTCCATTCTCCACCGAGGATGTTTAGCCATCCACGCCTCACGATCCTGCAACGTTGAGGCTATGCCTATGTAAGCCCCTACCCAGAAGGCTATTATCAGGATGCCCATAAGTGCAATACGCAGTAATGATTTCATATTACCCCCTTTTCACGTTCACGATCTTCTCTCTGTGTTTGAGCATAACGGCGATCATAGCAACTTTTACACCGTTCCCTTGTTTTGCCATTCCTACGTTGTGCCCTGAAAATGGTCGAGCAGTCAATACATTGCACATCAAGATAGCCCCCTGTCGTTTTCTTGCATTGCTGCTGACGGACGGGGATGGGCATTACTGGAATCTCCGTGGTCTCCAATATCCGCCCACAATGATGACAAATTATATCGCCGTCTGTGTCCTTCGGTTTGATGTAATTCCCGCCACATTTTGAGCAGGTCATTAGAATAATCCTCCTTGTGTTTTACGTTCTGCTATGCAGATTGTGTCATTGTGCGCCCTACCATGACAAACAAGCATTATTTCGATAAGTGAAAATCCTTTTTTTATCCCAATACCGATACTATTCCACCCAAAAGACAGAGCGATACAGCCCGGGGATACAATGTCAACAAAGGCATTTCTAATATCAGCATAAAAGGACTGTGATTCTCTGCCAGTCATTTTTTTACCCATACCGGCGTAACATTCCTGAATTTGCCTCAAAGAATATGGCGGGTCAAAAATTATCAAATCAGCCATGACATTTTTTGTCGCTAACATTTTCAGGAAGTCCAAAGCATCCATGTGATATTCTGCAAGTATCAGATGAAGGCATAGCCCACTTTCGTGTGAATATCCCTTCACATTTAGGGCAGATGGGTTCGATTATCATTTACCCTCTCCTTTATTCTACCAGTTCATTAATTGGTGTCTTAAATATCTCTGCCATTTTGGATAGTTCCTCAAGTGTCCACGAACCCTCGTTCTCATATTTATTATATATGGTTTTTACTGTCACCCCCAAAGCGGTTGCAAGGTCATCGACCTTCATTGCATTTCTGACAAGAAGCAACTTTACTTTTTCATTGGTTGTTATTTTCATCTTTGCTACCTCCTATTATATTATGTTTCAAACTTTTCATATTGTGTATTCCTATATTACAAGCTATTTTAGAACTTGTCAAGCATTATTTATAATTATTTACAAAAATAAGTTGACAGTTCTTATTCCACATGCTATTCAATATATTATGAAAATATCGGGTTCTAAGCGACTCATTAGGTTTGACCCAATGGTTCTCGTAATGCCTGCCTAAGTGCAGGAGACGGGAGAAGAGAGAAAGTTATGGAGGGAAGTATGACAAAAAGAGAAGTCGAAGACATAGCAGAAAGTTTTGATGGTTTCCTTGAATTGACAAACAATGCAGATGGTGCTACCGTTGCTAACTCCGCTATTGATATGGTTAAGGAAATTATGAATAAATACCCTAAAATAAGGAAATATGTTGAAGGACTGAGGAAGGAGGGGAAATGAACATTAAAGAAAAACTTGAAGATTTGCTGATACAAGCAACGAAAGAACGGTCACATTATTATGTGGCATCTACGGTAAAAGAAGCCATTTTTTGCATCCATACACTTGAATTTGAACTCCGTGACTACAAGAAAAGCATGGAGATGGCAAGGGGGATGATAGCCGACAAGGATAAACGAATTGATGCTCTCAACAAAGAGTTGATAGACTTATCTATCCAACAGCAGTATGAATTGGAAACTTGGAACAAAGAAGTAGAGAGGTTAAAGGAAGAACTTGCTCATGTTAAAGATATTCTGTTAAAGATATTCTTGGATTTAGAAGTAAATATTAAGGTAGAATCATAATGGCACAGGTGGCAATCACGTGTAAGCCTGAGTCCAAGACGACTTGCAGGGGCTAAGATGGCTAAAAAATCCTGCCCTGTGCCAATTTTGTATATGGTGTGAACATGCTAAGATGATGAAGGAGATTGCCTTGTTGAAGAGACAACTTACATATGTTGAAAGATTATATACAGGAGGAGGAAAATGATAGACTCAATGGTGTTTCTTTTTTGTGTATTAATAGTAGAAGTTATGGTTTGTTCAATAGCCATAATACGAGAGTTGGCCGATATAGTTAGAATTATGAAATTAAAGTAGGGAGAAGGACAATGAAATGGGAGCCGCACTTCGGGCAGATGGGGTTCATTTGCCCACCTCGTTCTCCAACACAAACAATTCCATTCTCCACCGAGGATGTTTAGCCATCCACGCCTCTCTATCCTGCTGGACATCGCAAACCCCCGATAGAAACACCATAATAGTGATGCATATTAGTGCTCCAATAAATACGATATGAATAAGGTTTCTAAGCATGGAATACCCCCTCCTTTAAGGTTTGCCGGTCGAGGTCTGAATAGCTCCGGCTGCTGTTTCAGCTTCTGGGCCTGTTTCAAAAGGATTTTTAATGCCCTATCAATTACGGATTTCTTTTTCATGGCTATCTCCTTTGTTTGCATACGCTAACTTCCCGCATAACGGGCATATGGCCACTTTCCCATGTCCGTAGGGGACCAGCTTCACAGCAACCTCCTGCTGACAGGTGATACAGATTACTGTTTCAAGCATATTTACTCTCCCTATAATTTGTGATTTTATGAGCATAATGTCCCCCTACCACAATAATGAATATCCACGGTGTATCAGGCAGTTACCGATAATTGCATTATAGTGATTTGCCGATCCTGCAACACCACCGGCTGCCCCGGCAAGACCTCCATAAGCTAATGCCCTGTTTGCTATTGCCTGATTGTTATACATGCTGCCCAGGCCATAACCAATACCGGCTCCGATTAATGCCCCGAGTATTGCCTTCCCTGCCATCTCTGCCCGTGCCCGCCTCACTTCCCTCTCTGCATACACCGCACATTCTGATAGGTCTGTGTCAAACCGTGCGGCATCCTGAATTGATATAGGGTCCACCCGGCTCATTGCTTGCTCTTTAATCACCTGCATATTTGCGCCGCAGCCCGTTAATATGAATCCCAATACCAGACAAATTAAGGTTTTCATCGTGTCTCCTTTTTGAGATAAGGTTGGAGCCGGACTTTCACCGGCTCCTAAGGGGGAAGTATGAGAAGCGTGGAGGTAATATTTATTATACAGGCAGGACAGCAAGTTGTGAGCTATGACAGAGGGGTAAGACTCTGCGCCGACCTGCCTGTTATTTTTTACTCCTTTTAAGTTGTGATTTTTTGATTTATTGATTATCATAGCTCACGAAGACACTATAAAATAAGGGTCTATATTTTGTCAAGATAAAAATAAGCAAATACCTAATTATTTTTATGGAAAATAATATTTCTTTTAATATTAGACAGTTAAGGAGACAAAAAAAATTGAATCAACAAGAGCTTGCCGACCTTGTTGGAGTCCATAAAATTACTATCAGCCGATGGGAAAGAGGGATAGAATCTCCAACAACGCCTAATCTGTTATTGATTGCTAACACCTTGGGGGTCTCGTTATCAAAATTTGAAAATAATAATATTATTAATTCTATGTATTATACCGCCTCTACTACCTACCTCCCATACTGTAATGAAGTCCAAATCTTTACTTACCAGGCGAATCATCTCTCTTTACCTCCTAATTAATCCGGTATGTAATAAATGTACTTGTTGCCGTCTTTACCGTCCTGAACCGTCCCGAAGTTGACAAAGCGACAATGGCATTACCCACTATCGTATGTGTCGCATCTGGCGAGGTAACGGTAACTGCATAAGTGGCATTTGTGTTTATAATCGTCCAATCAAAACTATCAAGAATATTGAGTCTTCCGATTGCATCTGATGTCCCGCCTACTTCAAAAGTATATGCCCTGGCAGCACTCGGGTTTGCTGTAAGGACACCATTTAAAATCATAGCAATAGTGACTGTTACTGCACCCGTACCACCTGCTATGGGAGTAGACTGTTTTACTTTTTTAGTTACAGGACGGGTAAGAGTTGCCCCTGCTGTCGGGTAACTTGCATCAAGATTATTGCTTGAACTATCATACCAGATATCTGGTTGGATTCCTTCTGATTCTAAGGCGAGGGTAGCGCCGATTTCGACGAGGGAGATAGAATCAAATAACATTGTCCCGGCCGTAGAACTTCTCTTTACCGCTGTCATATAAACCAGAAAAGTGGTAGTTGTGGTAACAGTAAATTCTAGCGTATATTTAGTCCATGTCCCCGATGACGTTCCAGTTATCCTTCCGTCGGGATTAGCGCCAATGAAACCGCTATCTTCCATGCCAAAGCTAAATGCCTCGTTCCCAGAAGTGCCTGATTTTACCCAACCTGACACCCTATATCGCTTGCCTAATATGACGGTTTTTCCAGCGTA